ATCCGGGCATGTCAGATTCCGTTGCCCACCGACACGATCAGGTTCGTCGGACCCGCAGCCGCGCCAATCGCCGTGATGCGATCATCACCCGGCGCACGCTTGATGATCTTGCACTGCCCCGCACGCACCGGGTAGCTCGCGGCAACCGTCGCGGCAACGATCTGCGCAGCGTTGCACACCTCAACGAAGACATCGACGCTCGCCGACGTGTTGTTCAACTCCAGCATCTCGCCGCCCGCCTTCGCCGGAAACGTAGTCGAGCGAGTGCCGCTGGGAATCGTCGTCGTCGAAGACACGGCACCGACTGAGATTGTCACGCTCCCCGCAATCGCGGGCATGAATGCATCGACCATCATGGTTGTTGCGCTCCGTTGGTTGGTGGTGCCGACGGCATCGGCGGTTGTCCTTGCTGCGTGCTGGGTGTCGCAGGCATCCCACCCGGCAACACTTCCTCCAGCATGTTGTTCACGTCGCTATTGCCGGTGATCGATGACTGCTCCAGCAGTTGCATCGACTGCCCGAAGTCTGGCCCGGAGCGCACGTTGCGCGACGACATCTCCACTGCGCGCGTTGCCGCCGCCGCCAGCATGTTGGGATCGGCACCCATCTGCATCGCAGAGATGAAGTTGTCCATCATCTGGCCCACGCTGTCGAGCTTGGCGATGAATTCCTGTGACGCAGAATTCTCCGACTCCGCAGCACGCGCCATCTCTGCCGTGTGCCGCTTGGTGATCTGATCGGTGAGCTTCGCCGCGAAATTCATCTTGTCGTTCATGTTCTCCATGCGCAACTCAGCGTTCTGCTGCGTCAGTTGCGCAAGCTGCCCCTGCATCGCCTGCGAGAATTGCTGGAACTGCTGCTGCTGCTGCGCCATCGCAGCCTTGAGCGATGCGATCTGCGGGTCTTGCGACTCGTCACCGTTGATGATGTCCTGCTGCGGCTGCGGCAGCATCGACGTGAGCAGTGCGCTCACCTTGTCGCCGGTATCTCCCGGCCAATCGACGCTCTTCGCGAACACCGCACCCAGCACCGCAGCCTGCTCCGGGCCGACTGCGGTCATAAACTCCTTCATCTCTGACGCAGCCTCGACGCGACGGGTCGCGAACGATGGGCCGACATCAACGACGACATCGAATTCACCCTGCGCCAGATCGTTCTCGACCGTGCCGTCGGGCATCTTCTGGTTCACCACCTTGGTCTGCTGCTTGCCGTCCTCGCCGCGCACCGTCACCGCACGCTGCACGTCGATCACCTTCGGGATCAGGTCGATCAGCACGCGCCCGCCATGACAGATCGCGCGCGACAGGTTGTCCGAGTAGTGGAAGGTCGCGTTGTCGCCCTTGCGCTGTTCCGCAAGGATCGCGCGCCACGGTTGCTCCGGGTTGCTCTGACCCAGAGTCGCGTCCTTCATGCCGGTGATCTCGCGCAGATTCTGCGCGCACAGTTGCAGCATGGTGACGAGGCCCGCGTCGATCTGGATCGCTTCGGTGCGCCCCGGTGGCGTGACGTACCACGTCCCGTCACTGAGCTTGACGGGTTCGTACTCCAGCACCGGATGATTCTCGGTGTTGAGCGTGTTCCACTCCGGGTGTCCCTCAAGCTGCCCGTCGAGCGCCACATACGGTGCCTTCGGCGCGAGCGCAATGCGCTCAGTGGCAAGCGTGAACCAGTAGTTGTACATCATCTGCGCATCGCGCAGCCTGCGAATGATCCCCTGCCGGATGCGCTTGCCGTTGATGGTGATCTCGTCACCCGGCGCGACCATGATCGGGATGTACTTGCCCAGCCACTGGTAGCAGGCCAGCGGACGATCCAGCGCACTGATCTTGTACCAGCGCACCTTCCTGCGCTTGCGCGCCTCGCTGCGCAGAATCTGCGGCGGCGCAACGCGCGGCAACTCAGTGCCGTCGAGAGGATCGACACCGGGCTTGTCGAACGGCTTGTTCTTGCGCTCATAGTCGTCGCGCCACTGCACCGACTGATCGTCCAGCACCAGCAAGTCCTGCTCTTCCTCGCAGATTTCAAAGTAGTCGCACACGCACACCTTGTCGTTCTGGAAGAACGCAGAGTACGGGTCTTTGGCCTGCGCATCCCACGAGATCGACGCATCGTGATCCGGCCACTCGCGCGCGAATGTCTCGCGATCCAGCCAATCAAGGATGAACCCGTACTGGATGTCAGACTTGTCGGGCTGAACCGCAGACGAGTCGAGCAGCACTTGCAGCGCATCCGCAATCGGACGCAGGCGCAGCACTTGGTTGAACGAATCCTCGCGCTCGTACTGCGTGATCACGCGCCAGTAGCCGACACCTCCGGTGACTTCCTGCTCAAGCGTCGAGTCGTAGATCGCCTGCGCACGCGATTGGTATTCGATGTCGCGCACGATGCCCGCGAGCAGATCGGCACCCTTGTCGGTCGCGCCCATGCCCTTCGGTAGCACCTTGATCGCGGATTGATTCTGGCGCTGGTCGTTGACGATCTGACGCACAAACTGCCCGGTCTGGTTGAACTCCAGCCACGGGCGCGGCGGTTTCGCTGTCTCACGCTGCCGCCTGATCTGCTCGTTCCACTGCGCGCCGCGCTCCCACGCGAACTTCAAGTCCTGCACATGGTTGTCGCGATTGCTGCCGTCCTGCTCCATCTCGTACTCAAAGCGACGGTACGCACGCTCGCATATCTCGCGATCCTCCTCCTCGCGCGTTTCCTTCTCGTCGGGCTTCTCCACCTTGCCCGACGCAGTCTCGCTCTCGCCGCCGGTCAGCGCAGTGCTGATGTTGGCAGCAGGCGAAGGCAACTCGTCGTTGCTCGGCGGATACATGTTGTCAGCCATGCGTCATCCCATCCATGCGCCGTCGCCGCGCGCAGTGCTTGCCTCGCCGCGCTCGCTTCTGCGCTTGACGCGCTCGACATCGCGCCGCCCAATCGGTTCTGCGAACGTCAGCGCCAGCGTGTCGCCATCGTCAGGTGAGTGCAGGCCGCGCTTCTTCATGTCTTCCTTCTTCTCCAACTGGATGCGGTTCTGGTTGTCGAACCCGTACTCAGGACCGACGAGATCATCACGCAACTCGCGATCATCATCGATTGCGCCGGTCTTCAGCCACTCGCGCAGCAAGCCCCAGCACTCCGCACGCTTGTTGTAGTAGTCGAGCGCCGCACCGGCACGCGATCCGTTCTGCACTTCGATCACCATGCACGGGTGCTTGCGCCCCAGCATCTCCATCACGCGATCAACGACACCACCACCGACACCGTTGCCGTCGATGAAGCACGCCTGCGGTTTCTTGTCTTCGATCTCCTCCACGATGTAGCCCGCGAGTTGCATCGTTGACGCGCCACTGAACTTGCGCGGCGGGATCGAACGCGCATCGCGTCCGCGCCGGTAACGCATCACGCTCTTGTCGTCACCGTAGCGCGCAACGTCCACGCCCAGCAGCAACGGTGCGCCTGCATCGCGATCAGGCTCGCGCATCTGTGCGTCAGACACCAGATCGTCGGCGATGAACTGCGTCGATCCTGCGCGCGGGAACTCGCCCTTGACGCGGATGCGAACGAAGTCGCTGTCCTCACCGTAGTCATCGACCCACTGCTGCGCCTGCACCTTGTTCGCCATGCGACAAGTGCGCGAGTCGATCTGCCGCGTGATCCATCTGTGACGCAGACGCCCGAAGCATTCGCGGAAGCGTCCGGTGTTGCGTGTCGGATTGCCGAATGCGAACCACAGCACCTCGCCAGTGGTCTGCGCGCCTTCGGCAACGTCCCAGATGATGTCGGCGATTGCGCTCGCCTCATCGAAGATGATCAGCACGCTCTTCGCGTGAAGACCGGCGAACGCTTCGCTGTTGTTCTCGCTCCACGGTATCGCTGCGACGAACCATGTCTCGGTGTGCGCAACGTGCATGAACTTCGTCGCAGTCCAGCGGAACCAGTGCGCAGTGATGCAACGCTTCCACCACACCGCAAGCTCGCGCCACGTCTTGGTGTCCAACTGCGTGCCGGTGTTGGCGGTGACGACACCAGCGAGATGCGGGCGCGTGGACATCGCCCACAGGATGATCATCGCGACGAGCGCGCTCTTGCCGATGCCGTGACCGCTTGCAGTGGCGATGCGGATCGGTTCGTACTCGCGCAGTGCGTCCATCGCTTGCGCGAGCGACAGCACGCCGCGCCCTACGTCAGAAAGTATCTCGCGTTGCCAGACATCGGGACCACTGTGTCCCTCAAGCTCACCGACACCCCACTGGAACGCGAACGTGACGAACGCAAGCGGGTCAGCAATGAAGTTGACCATCTCATCGGCGAGCGCGATGTCGATGTCACTCAGTGCCGGTAAGCGAGCCTGTGAGCCGCTTGCGCCCATCTGCGAGTCTCTCTGCGATTGCGTTGCCGATGTTCCCTGAGTGTTCCACTTGCAACGCATCACCGTAGACACGCGGACGCAACTTCTTCGCACGCCATTGGTACACGGCAATCTCGACACGTCCAACGTCTGCATCGATGACACCACTGCGCATGTCGGCGAGCGTGTCCATCTGCTTCTCGTCCATCACGTCGCCTTGCGCTTCACGCGCGAGCGCGCACTTGGTCGCCCACTGCGGCGAGGCACCGATCCACTCGTTGATCGTGTTGCGGTTGGGCATGTCCTCATCTTTGCAGATCGTGCGCAGCGATTCGCCTTCGGCGATGCGTTCACAGACCCGTGTGAGGATCGCGTCCCGTTGTTCCTGTGGCACGTCCTTGTCCATGTCACTGCACCCGTGTGTGTGTTGGCACGATGATGCGAGCTTGGACGCGACGACGAATCTGGTCTGATTCGTACTGGTTGACTGCCATCATCCATCCCTTCGCGATCAACTCCGCGATCTCGCGCGAGCAGTCCACGCTGCACAGTGCCTTGTAGCACCCGGCTGCGACACCGACCCACGCCTCGCCGGGTTCAGTGCGCCAATCGGGGTCGAGCAGGACCAGCGCCCGGTGCGGTGCCTCGCCCAGCCAGAAGCGTTCCGGGTCGCGGCTGGATTTCGCGAGATAGCCCAGCGGGATCGACGCCTGCGCGTTCGCAGCCCACGTCGGTAGGGGATTGGGTGCCGGTTCCTTGGAATCGCGGCTGGAGTCTGACGTAGACACGCGATCGGTCACTTCTTGGGCCTGCCTGCCTTGACCCATTCGGGCATGGTCAGGGGTTGCTTGCCGGTGAGCATGACCGCTTCGGCGTACATGAGGTAATCCTCGCGATCATTCGACACCGTCGTCGGTGATCCCTGTCCCATGATGTCGGCGAGTGTTGCCATCACATGCCCTTGCCGCGTTTGCCCGATGGCGTGATCTTGGGCTGGCGTGAATCGGCGGCGGATGCGCGGAGCTTCTGCGCCCCGGCTTGCGTGTTGTACGCGATTGCCACTGCCTGCTTCGGTGGTTTCCCTGCTGCAACTTCGGTCCTGATGTTCTGCTTGAACGCAGCGGGTGAGGCAGACTTTTTCAGTGGCATGGCGAACTCCTTCGCGAAGTCAGTATGTTGCGCGTTGCAACTCGCGTGCGCAATCCGCCATGCGTACTGGGTCATTCGGATTGAATCGCGGCGCGCTCCCGTTGTGCATCGGACATGCCGTCGAGCAGCGGTCCCAGCTTCGACGTTGCGTCGAGCGGGTTGTGCGGTCCCACGTCCGCGAACGGTCGCGAGCATCTGCGTGCGACGTGCGGGAAGTGCTTGCACACTGCGTACCACTGCGCTTCGGTGAGCGTGGACGAGTGAGGCTCGACGCGAGGTGGATGCACGCTCAGTGGTCCGCGCCTGTCGAACGAGTGCTGCCAGCAGTAGAACGACGCACTGCCCAGCGTGCTGGTGCTATGCACGCCTGCGTTCGCGCAGCGTTGGCCTTCGCTGACGTGAGCGCACAGTCGATTGAGATCAACGTCGCGCGTGATGCCGTATGCCTGCTTGTCTTCGTTCCACTTGCAGAACGGACACTCGTTGCCATCGACAGGTTCGTTGCACTTCACGCAGTCTTTCATTTCGCTTTCTCCATCGTTGTGCGGACCCAGCGCCGCCATGTTGCGAACCAGTTGCGCTTCATTGCGTCGGTGCCGTTCTTCGCGATCCAGTAGTCCTTGAAGTCAGCAGCAGTGATGCGCGCTTTGCGCTCTTGCATCCCGAAGCGAACGGCCCATGACAGGTACTCGTCGGGGAGTCGCCAATCTTCGGGAAGTCGAGTCGCGGGTGCGGCGGTTGGCGCAGCCGACCGCTTCTCGCTTTTGGTTTTGTTCTCTTCACTTCTCTTCACTTCACTTCTCTTCACTTCAGCGGACTGTGGTCCGACTACGGTCTGACTTGAGTCTGACCTTGGTCTGACTTTCTGCGCTAACTCTCGGATTTCGCTGCACTCAATATTGGACGGTGGTCGAGGGTGCTTGCCGTTGGGGTAGCGCAGGCGCTGTCGGAAGCGGGGAATGTGGCAGTACCTTTTCTTGTCGGCGACGTACACCCGGATCAGGTCTACGTCAGACAATTCGTCCAGCCATTTGGCTGCGGTTGCCTCGTCAACCTGTCGGCCCATCGCATCGCCCAGTGCGGTGGTGTGGGCCTCGCAGTTGCCGAGACTGTCGGCGTGCAGCAGCAGATGTACGAACAGCAGGCGCGTCGTGTCGGATGACAGCGTGCGGTAGCGATGCGACCGGAGAAGTTCGTCGCGGATGACTCGGTCTGGCATTGATGCTCCTTCTGCAATAAGGCGATGGGATGGGTGCCGGTGAGTCCTGATTGCAGCAGGACGGCGCTCGCGAAAACGCTTGTCCCGGCGGTGAAGGTGTCGGCTAGCTAGGGAACCGTGACGAACCGGAGCAGGCGCACTCTGGAGAGAGGATGCACTTTTCGCCGACATGAAATTGTACGACATCACACTTCGATTGCACCGAAGAATTCCGTCGGTGCCAGCAACTTCTGCGGTACGAAGTACGCGGGGTCACGTCCACCGTATCTGCGCTTGAATTCGTTGCGCTTCGCCATTGCGCCCAGCATTGCGCCGCGAACAGCGAAGCGTGGCGCGCGTCCCGTGACGAGTTGGAATATCTCGTCGTCTGCGTCAGCATCGCGCACCAGCAGATCGTAGTCATGCAGCGAGCGCGTCCTGACTTGGATGCGCTTGCCGACATCGGGTGCCTTGAACGTGTTGACACTCTCGGACCACGGCAGATCGTAGCAACGGCAGAACGCAAGCTCGCCGCACGCGCCTTCGATGTGGATCGACCATGCGTTGTCCATGTTCACACCGTGTGCGCCTTGCAGACCGGCGAACAGCGCAGCGACGTGCCTGCGCACTCCGCATCGCGCGGCGAGCATCACCTCTGCGCGCGTCAACGTGATCCACTTCGGTTCGTACTCGTCGCTCACATGCGCCCCACAAAGTAGCCGATGACGAATCCAATGCACGCCGCGATCCAGCCGATGATGTTGGTCTGTGCGCGTGCCTCGTTGATGCGCTGTTCCATCTCGGAGTACCTCATGCGATGCCACTGTTGTCGCTGATGTACACGGTTTCGATGATCGCTGTCGGGTTCTGCTTCACTGCGATCCTGTAAAACTCTTCCGCCGATGACTTCACCGTGAACGTGCGCGAGATGTTCACCTTCTTCGCGTAGTCACCTTCGCCGACGGTGGCGACAACCTTCCAGCCTTTCACCTGTGGGAATGGCATGTCACACCTCAATCACTTTGATGCCGTGAACGAACAGCATCAGCTTGCGTTTGATGATGTACGCGCGAGTGTGAACACCCTTCGCGTCCTCGACCACGGTCAGACCATCGCACTCGTAGACGAAGTCTGCAACGTAGCTGAGTGATCGCTCGCCGGTCTGCTTCGGGATCAACAGGTAGCGCACTTGTTCCCGCAGGTTCCTGATGATTCCCATGCGTTCCAGCATCTGCAATTCCGCTGCGCGTTTCGCTTCGCGTTTGCTGTCGTACCCGTTCATATGCACGTTGCCGTACTTGCGCACCTTCTCGACTGCGTGATCTGGAATCGGCATCGCGTCGAAGCGTGGCGCGATGCGCTTGGCGTACTCCTCTTCGGTCATGCGTAGTGTTCTCATCACTGCTCCTTCGCGCGCAACTTGCCGCGCGTCTTGATTTGAATGCGAGCTTGCTGTCCCTGCGGAATTTTCTTGCGCTTCGTCCACTGGTAGATCGCTGCCCTGCTCACGCCCAGCCGGGTCGCGGCATTTTCTGCGGTTCCGAAAAAAGTCATCACGTCAAGGGGTGTCATCGTCTTTTTTCCTCTCTGAAGCGTCAAAAAAGGGCATCGTAAACCATTGATTCAGATGGGACATTTGTCAGCCGACGAACGGTAG